TTTCTGTGATTGTTGTTGTTAAGTCTGCCATTTTATTTTATTATTATAATTTTATTGTTATTTTAAATTTCTTCCACCCTATATGAATTATTAGTCTTCCTATCTTAAATTTGAACATTAGTAACCTGCACCTCTTTCATTAACAGGAATATCACAAGTTTGAAAGTCGTTCTGAACTAATACACCTAAGTTAAATACATACCCACAACACAAATTGTCAAAGCGTTCTTGAAAAGGCTCTATTGTAAATTGGTCTTGTGTAAAATATATAGGTTGATTAATATCATTTACTCCTTCTATTGATTGCCCTGTACTATGTCTTAGCATACCTATAATATCTGTGCATATTTCTAAAGTCTGATTGAATACTTCCTGCTCATTGTTTTTTGTGTCCACTAACTTAGTTAAAAGTGCATGTTGTTCAGTTTGCCAATCTGACTTTTCAGATACCATATCCATTACAAAGATTTGGAAGTTATAAGTTAATTGACTATCTCCTGTTGTTACTGATGTTGGATTTATGTGCATTAAAGGAAACTTCTCCATCTTCTCAAGATTGAGGTCATATATATCTCCAACAGAAGTAGTGCTTATCTGTTCGTGATACTCACCTAACCTAAGTAAAGTATTTACTACATTATTATATGTCTTATTGTTTACCATTTCTTTGAACTTTATTTTGTGAGTTTAGGTCTGTTTCATAACTTAACCAAGTCAAGCACTCTAACAATCCTAAATTCGTTATTCTTTCTAAATTTACTATCTCTCCATTTGTCAATCTATACATCACTCCAAACCACCCCCATTTCTCTGCAAAGCTTTCAGAAGCTATTGCGTCTTCGTTTCCTTCAGCCGCTCCATCAAATACAATGGCAAAATCTCTGACAACTCCTTCCCTAAAGTGTAAAAAAAAACCAATGCACTTTGCACTTGCTGAGCTGACATCTTTTTCATTTCTTCTGTCCTAAGCCGAATATCTCCATCATAAGCATCAATAACATAAATGTCATTCTTCTTCAATGTTACAGGACGGTAAAGAACAGCCATCAATTCAGGTAAATACTTTTCAATTCCACCTTTAATAAATGTCTCGATATCGGCATATTCTCCGAGAGAAATTGAGTCCAAATCAGGATGAAAGCCGTACTCTACTCCTTCTATTTCAATTATCCTTTTTAGCTTTGTATCTTGCTCTTGTTGTAGCTTTGCTATCCTACTCATTATAACTGCTACATCTGATAAAGCTAATTCCTTTACTAACTGCTTAGGAATATTAGATAACGCTGCTATTGTTTCAGTTGCTTCTTCTGTTTTAGTTCCTGTTTCAAAGTCAATAAGTTGCAACCATTTTTCAAGAGAAACTTCCTCCCAATTACTAATCAATTTGAACTCTTTTACCTTACCTTGCTTTCGGACTTTTACTTTCATCTGTTATATAATAGAAATTTGTTGTTTTTAGTTTACTGCTTTAATTTAAAATGTTATCTTTGCCCTGTTTTCATAAACTTGTGGGGATTGCGACTTAGGTCGCTTTCTCTTTTTATTGCACATAATACTTCCCTGCATTAGGGTTATCTAAGTGGTAAATAACATTATAACGAACACCATCAATAGCGTGATTGTAGTTATCTACATAAAGCTTAGAACCTTTGTCAGCGTATATGTAGTTGTTTAGCTCTTTAGCTATGTTAGTGCTTTCAGGTGTTATGATAAGTTCATAGTCTTGCATACGAGTTATACCACTTTCAATAGTTCCTTTTTTTACAGGTTTGATGTTTACTCCTAAATGCCTAAGGTCTGCAATTAGTCGTGGCTCTGCTGAATCGGCTATGATAAGCTTGTTATCTACTTTGTCTAATATGATTTTAGCTAATTCATTTGACTTCAAGCCGTTCTTATAGATATGTTCTTTTAAATATATCTTACGCTTTCTTTTATCAATAGCTACTTCAGTAAGACTATCAGGGTCAACTGAGAAACCAAAGTCCATTCCACAAGAAGTTTGTAGTCCATCAGGATTAAATTCACCTATTGACCAATTCTCAAAGACTACTCCTTCTGCTTTGTCTAACCATCCTCCTAAGATTTTGTGTTGATACTTTTTAAAGTTTCTATGCTTTATACTCTTAATACGCTCTAGGAAGCTCTGTGAGAGGTTTAATATATTATCTAGATAGCTAGTATGTATATAGCATACATTGTCCTTAAAGCCGTTAAAACCACCTTCTACGCCTTTGTCTTCAAAAAACCTCTTGTAAATCCAATGTTCTTTCGTAACAGGATTAAGTATAAGTACAACTCTATTATGTATGTTCTTTTCTCTTATACTTAAATCAATAGTATCAAATATATTTTCATCAACAAGCTCTTCAGCTTCGTCTAACACCCAAGTTGAAATACCTTGTAATGACTTTAGACTAGCTGTTTGGTTTCCTGCTGAGGTTCTAATTCCTCTAAATAGAATATCTGACTGATTGCTTGTATTAACTACTTCTGCTTTATTAATACTAAACACATCATCAAAACCTAGCAGTCCTATCTTTTCTAAGAACTCAGGAATAATTGACAAATGAGCTGAAGTCATTGTAAAACGAGTAAAGAGTATTCTAATCCCTTTAGTCATTGTCAGTAAAGTTAGAAAGACTGTTACGGCAAAAGATTTCCCTGAACCTCTACCGCCTGTTATTATAAAGTACCTAGCATCAGATGAAAATAAAGGATTGTATTTCTTATTCAGTATCAGTTTCAACAAATGTTATTACAGGCATATTGATAGCTTTATCACCTGAAGTTATATCTACTCTGTTTGTTTCATTCCAACCTAACCTAGTCTTAGCAGCGTGTATTACAACTGAAGGCACTTTGTCTTTTACACATTCATAATACTTTGACTTAATAAAGTCCTGTTGTATGTTTTCTATTTCTTCTACTTTAGCTGCAAATTCTTCATCTTCTTTTAGCCACTTATAAAAGTTTGTTCTGCTTAGGTCAGTAGACTTTAGGGCTGTTGTTATTACTCCTAATGAACTTTCTAATGCTTTAAGTAATCTCTCTTTGTTAATCTTTGTTCTATTCTGTTCCATTCTTTATTGCTTTTTGTCCTGTAAATTGTTCCCATCTTTCTATTATTACATCACAATACTTTTCGTCTAATTCCATACCATAACATTTTCTATTTAGTTTCTCTGCTGCTATTAGTGTTGAGCCACTTCCTAAAAATAAATCTAAAACATTTAATGCTTTCTTATGATTGCCAAATGCTCGTTCTGCTAATGCAGTTGGTTTTTGTGTAGGATGAACATACTTACTATCCTTTGCTATATTCCATAAATCACTTTCATTATTTATTCCATCATCAAGTCTTCCTTCAAATAAACAAAATTCGTGTTGGTGTCTATATCCCCTACCTAATCCAAATACATTTTTTGCCCAAACTATACAAGCATTAAAATTAAACTTACATTTTAGCACATCATAAAATTTCCAATTGCACCAAATGTATTTAATACTTATATCTAAAGTGTGTAATGTGTTTGCAAACTCATTTATAAATGTATTAAAGTCATCATCTTTAAGGTCATCATTTTTAATTACATCAAACTTTCCGCTTCTACCATTAAACGCTACATTGTAGGGAGGGTCTGTAAATACCATATCAGCTTTTTCTCCATTCATTAGTTTAGCTACATCATCTGAGCTTGTACTATCTCCGCACATTATTCTATGCTCTCCTAGTTGCCAAATATCACCCCTCTTTACTTTGCTTTCTTTTACTTCAGGTATTTCGTCATCTTCTATTAATCCTGCTTCAGGTTCTTTATCATCTAGGTTTTCCCAAACATCTAATCCCCATTCAGCAAGTTGTACGCTATCCCATTCATTCGCTAACATATCCCATTCCCATTCTCCAAAACCTACATTATCTTTGACTATAAATTCTTTTTTTTGTTCTTCTGTAAGTCCTTCTGCTACTTCTATCCATACTTCTTTAAGTCCTGCATCTTTACTTGCCTTTAATCTCATATTGCCACCAAGCACCATCATATCTTCATCAACTACAATAGGTCTAAGCTTTAACATTTCAGGGAATTCTTGTATTGACTTAACTAGCTTTTTAAACTTATCGTTCTTAATTATTCTAGGATTGTCAGGGTTTCCCTTTACTTTACTTATCTTAACTTGTTGTTTCATAGTATATAATAGAATTTTTGTTTATTTGTTTTACTCAGCTTTGCTTCTTATCTTTTCTGTTGCTCCTTCCCAAAGCTTATCTCGTTTCATACTTAGACTAGGTTCAGTTCTTTTAAGGCTTGGCATTCCTTCTGTTGGTTTGCTATCCATATACTTACCGCATTCACAGAGTGCTTCCTTAGTTACCCATTCACCATCTCGGTAAACTATTGTAGCCTTTCCTATTTCCATAGTGTTTCCACATTCGCAACTATACAGTGTCATTGTGTAATCTATCTAGTTCAAAGTGTAGGTGGTTTATTGCTTTCTGTATATCTTGTTCAGCAGGGTTACCTTCTTTTTTACCTGCTCTTAATAAATAACTGATTGCAGTTCCTAAATTGTAGCTATCAGGTTGGAAGTCCTCTACTACTTTTCTTGCTGAGTAACCGTACTTCTTTCCTGAGTAGTAACTTGGTTCAGGTGTTGTTTTGTAATCTACTTCAATATGTGGCATATTTTCTAGGTTTTTAATTAGTTTGTCGTTCTGTGTCATTATTTAAAAGTTTTAAAAGTTGGTGTGGTGTATATATCCTGCTATCACCATCATAGTTTTCAAAGATACAAGTAAAGTTATCGTCTTCCCAAGTCCAAAGGCTTCTGACATTCTTTTTAATGTGGCTGTTTAATACCCATTTAATTGTTTTGTAAGTTCTTTCCATTTCTATTGTTTTAGCTGTATTCTTTATAAATCTTTTTTATTCCATCAAAGCAAGTTGAAATACAAGAGCCACAATTTGTACCTGTGTTATAGTTACTTCCTGATATTGTATTCCAAAGCTCTATCATTTTCTTTTTGGCTGTTTGGTTCTTAGCTCTTCCTGTTTTTAAGTCTTCCCAAATAGCTAACACTTCTTCAACTATTTCTAAAGGAAGTTGCTCAGGTATTTCTACCTCTGTTTCTTTTCCCCAATACTTCTGCTTACATTCCATTGGTGCAAGTCTAGCTTTCACTTTCATAAAACAACCACAAGCTTTGCAAGTTCCTGTTGGCTTGAAGTAATACACACAACCCTTACAAATAGCTATTCTATCTTCATAGACTTCAGTTGATACAAAGAACTTATTCATTCAATGCCTTTTTAATTATTTCCCTTACCTTATCTATTGTAGTAAATAAACTGTTTCTACTTATTCCTGTTTTCTTTGCTAGACTATCTAATGTTTCGCCTGAGTAATATAATTCAAATATCTTTTTATCGTACCAAGTTTGTTTATCTAATACTTTGTCTATTTCTTCTAGCTTTTCCCATTTGTAATTATCTTCTGTTTCTTCAGGTAAATTATAAATACTATTATGAAAAGCGTTCTGACTACAGCTTGGTGTATATACTCCTACTAAATTTGTGTAGTACTTCTTATACTTATAATAGAAAGGACTTCTTACACTTGTTAAACTTCTTCTTAATACAACAGCTCCATATCCTTTTATTCCTTTCAATCCATCTTTTTCGTAAATGTCTTTTAAAGTCTGAGGGTTCATCTGAAGGAAATATATCATAAGCTCCTGAACAGCGTCATTAATAGCTTCTTCATCTTGCGTTATTCCATAACACATCTTCCTAAAGAAAGAACTTAGTCTTGATATTTCTGCATATATCTCAGTCATTTATTTGTTCTAAAGCATCAATTTTATCTGTTACGTCGTGTACCATTTCATCAAGTACAGTTTTATAAGCTCTAAGTGTAGCTGAATTACTTTTTGTTTCAAGACCTGCAAAGAACCCATTAGTCGCTACTGATAAGTTAATTGGAATAATCATAAGCCAATCGTACCAATTATTCTCTTTAACTCCTTTGCCGTAATTATTATGATACTCAACTATGATTTCAACTACATCTAAATAGTTATTGTATCTACTCTTTGTGCTTACTTCTTTGGAAAACTCTGTACACATTAAAATATAGGTTTCAATTATGTTCTTATGTTCCTCACTTGAATAAATCGGTTCTATCATACGTCAAACTTAGTAAAAAAGTTTACTCAATTCCTTTTTCTTTTTTTAACTTTTCAACAAGTGATTTGTAATAACTTATCTTTTCTTCATAT